GGCTCGACAAATTCCGCAGACTTTGGAAAAATTGTGAACGCAAACTTTATATTTCTGCTCAGATTCTCACGTTTGCCCTCATTGCCATCCTCATTAGAAGATTTTAAACAGGCTCTGAGATTGAAATCAGGCGAATGTTGTGGCGTGGGAAATAGCTTTCGATATAATAACCGGTTTCAATTAGATTCCGGCCTAAAATGGAGAGATCTGTTACGATCACGCAGTTGATTTTGCCGCTCTCAATTGCCTGAATCATCTGGTCAAAACTCTCACGCTGAAAGCCGCGGTCATCGACATCTGCATAGGTTGAGGTCAAAGTCAGATCTGGCCGGTAATCCAAAAATGCTTCAATAATTTTCAGCTGGCTTTCGGCGGACATTTGTGGTGACGTTAGTTTTTCCACAGAGACACGAAGATAGGTCGCCGCTCTTAGGGGAAGTGAATGAGTAGGTGCAATGGGGTTTTCAAAGTTTTTACGGCTTTTACGAGACATCATTTATTCAGTCCTTTTAATTAAAGAGAGCTTGTGGTGTTTTGAACCACGCCACAGGCTCTCAAAATAGAATGCTATTTTGTTGATTTTTTTGAGATGTTTTATAGGTTCTAGTGAACTTTTTATAGCTTATGCTTCCACGAACTTAGGCACCCGTGTGTCAAGCCCACGACAAAAATTTTTTTATTTTGTTGAATTTTGTCTAGTTATGCGGTATACTACTTAGCGTTGTCAAAATATTATTGAAAATAGCTTTTATTTTAGATGCTGCTACGCCAAATTTCAGTTGTATTTAAACTTTATATGAGGTTATTCTTATGTGTGAAAGAAGAAACGAAAACGACAAAGATACAAGTGACGCGAGCCAGCCAGATCAGTCAAATCAGTTTTCGCGGTCGGATCTGAAGTTAATATTGTTAGAAATTTGGCATTGGTTTTATGGAGCTGTTCTTTTGGCAAGCCTTCCGTTGATACTAACAATTGTGTATGAGTTGCGCTGTGGTACCAACATAGAATTGCTAGGACATAGGTTTTTTTCTGATTGCCTGTTAGCCACATTTGCTTTGGCTGCCTGTATATATAGTGCCTCTACCGGCGAAAAAAGCAGGCACGTTTGTAGAGATATAGCCTTGGCATCAATGGTATGCAGTTGCGCAATATACCTTGCTTATTATGAACTAGAAACATTGTTTTTATGGATTCCTACTGAGGGGGATCACGCTAACTTGAAAGAAAGCATAACATGGCTTACTCAAACGTGTCAGAATAATTTGGAAAGCCTTTTTAAAAGCTGTATTGTTTGCTATGTCATTAATGGGATATTGGGGATATGGATTACTGCGCGAGCAAAAACTGATGCTCTAAAATCGCAGCGCATATCCCCCACGCTATCTCCAGTTCAGCCCACAAATGGGAGGCACGCAAATGGGCAGGATTAAAAAAAGCCAGCTAGTTTTTCTCACTTTTGTAGTTATTGTCTTTGTATTTCTTTTTCTAAATGCAAGCGATGTTCGTCAAAGTAGAGAAATCGTGTATAATGATGCTATTGCTGAAATTTCGTCTGGCAATTATCAAGATGCTATAGATTCTCTTAGCCCCATTTATGAGTTCAAAGATTCTCAAAAACATATTTTGTATTCTGAAGCTATGCTTTTATTCAAAAACGGGTCATATAGGGAAGCACAAGAACTGTTTTCCCAATTAAATGGTTTCCTTGAAAGCGATTCTTATATGGAGCAGTGCGCAAAGCTACAGATAGAAGCTGATAATAAGCAGGCAGCAGATCAAACGGCATATGACAGTGCTAACACTGCGTTTGAGAACCAAAACTATATAGAGGCACTAGAAATTTTTGAAAAATTGGGTAATTACGAAAATAGCCAAGAAATGGCCCAAATCTGCAAGTCTCTAATTAAAATGCGTAGCCAAGCAAACACTATCTCGGCGGGAATTCGGTATTCAGCAGCAGTAACTGCTGCTGGAACTGCATATTTTTCAGGGAAAAACTTTTTCGGAGAAGATGACATTAGGACTTGGACAGATATTGTTTCAATTTGTGCAAAGGGGCGTATCGTTATAGGCCTAAAAAATGATGGGACTGTTGTTACTGCAGGCAATGCGGGTGATTATCGTATAGATACAAGTATGTGGCATGATATTGTTGCGGTTGCGGCAGGTCAGCAATATATTGTTGGTTTAAGGGCGGATGGCACCTTAACAGCACAGGGGCACAACGGTGATGGGCAAACAAATATTGATAGCTGGACAAACATTATTTCAATTGCTTGCGGTTGGCGCCATACAGTAGGTTTGGATTCAAGTGGCAAGATTCACATTGCTGGATATGATAGCGAGAGCCAACTGGAACAAATTGAAAGGGACGCTTCTGAATGGACTAATATTGTGGCAATTTCTGCTGGCGGTGGGAGCAAGGAATATGGAAAACAGGGTCATACTGTAGCATTACGGCGGGATGGAACCGCAGTTGCAGTAGGGGATAACTCACATGGTCAATGCAATGTTCAAGGAGAAGATTGGACCAATCTCATTGCCATTTCTGCCGGGGATGACCATACAGTCGGCTTAAGAGCAGACGGAACAGTCGTTACTACTCAAAAAGTCAAAAGTAGTGCTGATGCAGGTGCTAACATACAAGACTGGAAGAATGTTGTGGCGGTTTCTGCTGGGTATGGGTTCACTATTGCCATAGTAGAGACTCAAACTGATGATGGAAAAGTACACTGTATTGTCGTTGGTGATGGTAATGATCATGAAGGGCAACGAGATACGGAGGACTGGTCAGATATTGCTGAATATAAGGCAGAATGGGACCTATTATTTGATAAAAATTACGTTTCAACATATTTTTCTCCAGGTCAGTAGCTATTGTTGAACACATTTATTTCAGAGTAAGACCTTTCCTGCTGTCCAAACTATCTTAACCTGAATAAAATCTACATATCCAAAATACATCTCCCCCTCGGCTACAGTATTAGAGACGAACCCGGTGTTTCCGAAGAAGCCACCAGTATTGAAACACTTCCTCCAGGCTCCGTCCCCGGCGGGATAACTTAGCCAGCAGAAGGATATCGACCTCGCCTCCCTCCATGGCCGCGTGGAACTCCATCAGCCCCGGACGGTTCATCGTCAAGCCGCTCCCTACATCGCTGGAACAGCCCACAATTTCAAGACCATGCCCTTTTGCGTAGTCCTTCAAAATCTGTTTCTGTACCGCCAGCAGCTCCACGCTGTTTTCCCGGCTGGCCACACGGCAGTACAGCCACACCCGTTTCCTGTTCATTCCGAACCCTCCCCACAAAAATCCTTCATCTTCCAGATGATCTCCACCTGATTTTCCGGGCCGACATACACCCGGTCGATCAGCGCGTCCGCCAGCCTCGCCGTCAGGCCGCTGGCCCCGGAAACCTCCCGCGCCAGCTCAATCCTGGCGCGTTTTGCTTTTTCATCCCCCCGTGTCCGCTCTACCTGGGCGGTGACGGCGGCGTGGACCTGCTTCAACTGGGCCAGCTCACCGTCCAGCACGGTCTTTTCCGCTTTGAACGCATCCGCGCCGATCTCCTTCAGCACGAACCGCTCATAGAGCGCCCGCTTCCGTTCCAGGCAGGCTTCCACCTGCCCGCCGCTCTCCTTCTGCTGGGCAAGCTGAACCTCCAGATTCCCGGCGTGGGAGATATCATCCACATTCAAAATGACCTCCGCCTGCTTGGTCATGACCTCATAGATCATGCCCTCCAGCTCCGCCTCGTTAATCCGCAATCCATGGCAGGGGGCGCTATCGTCCACGGCGGTGTACTGGCAGGCAAAATAGCGGCCTCGTATCCGGGTCATGGCGTGGCGGCAGCAGCCGCAGAACACCTTCTCCCGCAGGGGATAGGAATGGGGCGCTTTCGCCCCGCATTTAACACGGGTCAACTTATCCTGCACTTCCTCAAACATCTCCCGGCTGACGATGGCGGGATGGTGGCCGGGAATCTTCACCCACTGGCTTTCCTCCTTCAGCCGGACGTGATGCCCGCCCACCTCCGTCACCTCCCGCTTCCCCATGATGTAGACGCCGGTGTACCGCTCATCCTCCAAAATGCGTCGTACGGTGGTCTTATGCCAGATGTGACAGCACCGGGAGATGTCATAACCGTGGTTTCCATTGGCCGCTTTGTACTCAGCGGGGGTGAGGACGCCCCGCTCAAATAGCGCCCTCACAATTTCCCCGGCGCTGTACCCCGCCTGGGCCAGCTCAAAGATCAGCCGCACATTGTCAGCGGCCTCGCCGTCCGGCTCCATCCGCCCGTCCGCTCCCTTGCGGTAGCCGTAGGGACACCTGGTGCTCTGATACTCGCCCCGGCGAAACTTCACATACTTGGCGCTTTTGTACTTCACGGACAGGTCACGGCTGTAGAATTCGCTGATGAGGTATTTGAACGCCACGTTCACCCCGCCTGTGTCCCCATGGTAGTCATCGCTGTCGAACTCATCTCCCAGGGAGATGAACCGAATATGGTACAGCGGGAATACCATCTCCATAAAGTACCCAATCTCAATGGCGTTGCGCCCGAACCGGGTAAAATCCTTTACGATGATGCAGTTTACGCCCCCGGACCGTACCAGCTCAAGCAGTTCCTGGACGGCGGGCCGCTCGAAGTTGGTCCCACTGTAGCCGTTGTCCACGAACTCCAAAACGTTGGGGTTGGCAACGCCCTCCATATTTTCCACGTACTTGTGGAGGATACGCCTTTGCCCCTCGATGCTGTAGCTGCCCACCTTGCTGTCCTCGGAGGACAGCCGGATATAGAGGGCGATAGTGTATGCCCTGCTATCCATGCAGGGACCTCGCCAGCCGGATGAAGCTGTCCTCGAATCGGAATTGGATGGCCACATCGCCGGGGCCGCTGACGGTGACGCGCTCGATCACCTGCTCCACCAGACGGGCGGTGAGGGCCTTGTCTTTCTCCGCCGTCGCCAGCTTGTCCGCCAGGGAAGCGCAGTCCTTCACCAGGGCTTCCAGCTCGCTTTGTTGCGCTTGGAGCTCCCGGACCCGCTCCACTGCCGTCCGAACTTTGCCGCTGTAGTCCTCTTTCAGCTCCAGGTACTCCGCCCTGGTGAGGATGCCGGTGACGAAGTTTTCATAGAGCCCCTTTAACAGCGCCTGGTTTTTCTCTGTTTCCCCGCGAAGCTGGTCGATTTCCCGGTCCACCGCCGCCTTTTTCGCCGCGATTTTGGAATCCTGCCGCTTCAAATACAGACCGCTGCCCATCACCGCCCCGGCCTTCTGCCGGATGACGATCAGGATGGTATCAAACAGGTCGGCCTCCTTCAAATAGCGGATATCGCCGGGGCAGGCATCCTTCCCCAAACGGTCATTGGTGATACAGCGGTAAAAATAGCGCCCATGGCTTTTCTGGCGGTGGAGGTTCTTCCCGCAGCACCCGCAGAACACCCGGCCCTGTAGGATATTCTCCGTATAGGGTTTCTTTTCCGTCACGGTGTATTTGACTGCCGCGTTCTGCCTCACAGCCTGGACCAGCTCAAACATCTCCCGGCTTACCAGGGCCTCATGGGTGTCCCGTACCACGATCCAATCCATCGGAGCGGTAGAGACCTGCTTTCGGCCCACGGTCCGGCTCTTACCCTGCACCATGTCCCCGGTATACACCTCGGCCTCCAGAATTTTGCCCACCGTCCAGGTCTGCCACTTGCCGCTCCCCATGAGCCGCTGGTTGGTTATGAGCCCCACACTGGCCAGATAATGGCCAGGGGTGGGCACCTTGGCCTCGTTCAGCCGCTTCACCATATCGTTTAAGGCTACGCCCTCCGCCGCCCACTGGAAGATCTGCCGTACAGTGGGGGCGGTGTCCTCGTTCACCAGCAGATGGTGGCAGTTGTCTGGGTCTTTTCGGTAGCCGTAGGGAGGACGGCTCCCCACAAACTCCCCGTCCCGCATGGCCTGACGCTGCTGCGCCGCCACCTTCCGGCTGATGTCGGCGGCGTAAGCCTCGTTTATCATGTTTTTCAGCGGCACGATCATATGGTTGGCGCTGTTTTCCCCGTCCTCGCTGTCGTACTGATCGTTGACGGCGATGAACCGCACCTGATGGAGCGGAAAATATTTCTCAATGTAGTACCCGGTGTCGATAGTGTTGCGCCCCAGCCGGGACAGGTCTTTGACCACAACGCAGTCGATCTTCCCCGCCTCAATATCGTTCAGCAGGTGCTGGAACGCCGCCCGCTCAAAGGTCTGGCCGGAGATTCCGTTGTCGATGTAGATCTCCGCCACCTCAATATCCGGGCAGAGGGTCACATACGCCTCCATGATCTGCCGCTGGGTCTCCAGGGAATCCCCCCGCTTGCCGTTGAACTCCACGGACAGCCGGATGTAGAGCGCCGCCCGCCACACTTTTATAGCGGGAGCCTCCTCCACCACGGCGATATTTTTTCTGCTTTTCCGAGCCATTCAGCCCGCCTCCTTTGCCAGCGACAGCTTTTCCTTTGCTGCCTGATATTCCATATCGTACCGGAATGTGATCTCCAGCTCCGTCTTGCCGATGACCTTGATGGACTGGACCAGGGCGATCACCGCCCGCCGGTCCAGCTCGGTGAGATTAGAAAACTCCTGGAAGTGCCGCACCCACCGCAGGCGGTCCCCAGCGCCCCCCGCCGCCCGCTCCATCTCCCCCCGCAGACGGTCGATGGCCTCCTGGGTCCGCTTCGTCTGGGCGGCGTAGCGGCTGCGCAGGTCCTGGTACTCCGCTTTGTCGATCATGCCCTCCACCATGTTTTCGTAGATGGTGGATTTGAACCGCCGCACCTGGGCCAACTGGGCCTCGTTGTCCGCGATCTGGGCCTTGAATCCGGCGATGAGCTCCCGGTTCATCCGGTCCTCGTCGATGCTGTTCAGCATGGCGTCCACCGACGCCACGCTGCGGATGTGGGCCCGCAGGCTGTCCAGGACGCACCGCTTCAAATCGTCCTCCTTCAGCATCACAGCGTGGTCACAGCCGTTTTTCTTCCCGGTGGGGCAGTAGTAATAGATATACTTTTTCCCCTTGACCGTGTTGGTTTTCCGGGTCATGCGCCCGCCGCAGCAGCCGCAGATGAGGATGCCGGAGAACAGGTAGACCTCCTCGCCCTCCGGGGCGGTGCGGGTGTCCAGGCTGGCAATCATCCGCACCAGCTCAAACCTCTGCCGGGGGATGATGGGGTCGTGGGCGTTCTCCACCCGCGCCCAGTCCTTGGCGGGCTTCTGCACCAGATTTTTCAGCTTGTGGTTGTAGGTCTCCTGCCGCCCCTGGACCAGCACCCCGGTGTAGGTTTCATCCGCCAGAATGCGGATTACCGCCTTGGCGGACCACTTGGCCTCCGGGCTGTCCGCCGCGCCCCCGGTGGGGTGGGGCAGGCCCCGGCTGATCTTGTAGGCCAGCGGAGATAGAACACCGTGCTCGTTCAGCTCCCCGGCGATTTTCTGCGCGCTGGCCCCGTCAATGCGGCGGCGGTAAATCTCCCGGACCACATAGGCGGCGTCCTCGTCGATGACCAGATGATTTTTGTTAGCTGGGTCCTTCTGGTAGCCGTAGATGGGGCAGGCCCCCACGTAGTCCCCGTTTTTTCGCTTGCTCTCCAGGGCGCTCCGGGTTTTCACGGAGATATCGTGACAGTAGGTGTCGTTAGATAACCTCGCATAAAGAAGTACAGATTTCAGAGTTCCACATACCCGACAAAGTTGTAATAAATTTTGATGTCCCGGTGGGTCTCCCCAGCGATTTCATACTTCTCGCCCACCTCGATACGCTTTACCAGCCGCAGGAGGGTGGGGCGGTCCAGTTCCTCAAGCTGGGCATAATCCCTGATGACGGCCAGCCATTCGTCGGTGGCCTGCTCGTCCTCTTGGGTGGCCTCCAGCTGGGCGGTGAGCTGCGTCCGCTGTTCCAGCTTGCCCCGGCGTTCGTCCTCATAGCGGTTCATCAGCTGGACGCACAGGGCCTCCGGCATAACGCCCTTCACCTTGTCCTCGTAGGCCGATACTACCAGCTTTTCCAACTCGGCCAGCCGTTTGTCCACCGCCGCCAGCGTTGCCCGAAGCGCCTTGGTCTGCTCCATGCTGGCGGCATTCTTCTGGGCAAGGATTTTCTCCTTGAGGACAGCGGGGCTGTTCTGCGCCAGCATCGCCTTGGCGTGGATGTCCAGCAAGAGCAGCTTCGTCAGCACCTTACAGTTGATGTAGTGCATGGAACAAGCCACCTTGCCACCGCTGCCGTATCGGTTACACATATAGGCTTTATAGGTGCCGTAGTGACCGTCCTCGTGGCGCTTCCGGCTTCGATAGTCTTTCAAAATCCGCATAGACGAACCGCAGTCCGCGCAGTAGAGAACGCCGGCGAACAAAGAGATTTCCCCATCACTATCGGAGCGGCCCTTGGAGGGGTGGTTGTCCAGCCTTTGAACGGCATCCCAGACCTCCTGGGAAACAAGCGGCTCATGGGTATGCTCCACCTTGATCCAGTCCTCTTTCGGCTTGCTCACCTGCTTGTGAACCTTGTAGGAAACGGTGCCGGTCTTGTTCTGTACCATGTGGCCGAGGTAGACCTCATTCCGCAAAATGGTCTTGACCGTCACATCGTTCCAGTAGGGCGTTTCGCCCCGCAGGTTCGGCCTGCCCTCCGCCATGTAGTAGAAGCCGCGGGGGGAAGGTACGCCCTCCTCGTTCAGCGTCCGGGCGATTTTCCGAAAGCTGTCTCCCTGCAAGCGCATATCGAAAATGCGGAGAACAACAGGCGCGGTCACTTGGTCGATTTCAAGGATATGCTTGTCCGCCGAAGATTTTCGGTAGCCGATGGGAGCGTAGCAGCCGACATACTTACCCGTCCGAAACGTAGACTGCTTCACCGCCCGAATTTTGCTGCTGGTGTCGCGTGCGTACAGGTCGTTCATGACGTTCTTCAAAATGACTAGCATCTCATTGTTCTTGTGGATGGTGTCCACGCCGTCGTTGAGGGCGATGAAGCGGCAGCCCATGCTGGGGAACACGATGTCTGTAAACCGTCCGGCCTCGATGTAGTCTCTGCCGAGACGACTGAGGTCCTTACAGAGTATCAGATTGATTTTCCCAGCTTTGGCGTCGGCGATCATCTGGTTGAACATGGGCCGGTCGAAGGTTGTACCGGAGACCCCGTCATCACAGTAGGCGGCGTAGAGGTTCCAGCCCTGTTCCTGCACATAGCGGCTGAGCATGATTTTTTGATTTTCGATGGACACGGACTCACCGGTTCTCTCATCGTCCCGGCTGAGCCTGCAATAAATTCCAACATTGTATTTTTCCTGCATCTTGTTTTTTTACCTCCCTGGACGCAGGAACATAGCATCTGTTACCTGCTCCCATTATAGC